GAAAATATTTGAAATAACAGAAGGCGAACGCCATGGTAATGACAGCACATACGATAAGTGCTGGACTGGTTATAGAAAAGTTCCTGGAAAAAAGCGCGGTGAAAAAGGTAGCTGTGTTAAAGAAGAAACTGGACCATCAGGTGCAGACATGCTTGCAAAAGTTGATATGCTATTGCAGAATACTGGCATCAAGCGTGAAGGATTTAAATTAGTAAAAGATCCAAGAGCGCAAGGCATGGTCCGTGGTAGCATTTCACAAGATGCAATTGATATGTTAAAAGCAACCCTTGCCAAAGCTAAAGCAATGGGTGCTACAGATGCCCCTGATCCAAAACCTACAATGGACCCTGCAGATGTACCTAATAGTGCTTTTACTGAAGAAGCAACTGCTGGTGCAACTAGCTCAGGTAATATAGCAAGTGTTGCTAATCCTCCAGCAGCTAAACAAAAGATCAAGCGTGACAAGAACGGTGTGCCAGTTGCTCCGCAAAAGAAAAACCCAGACGGTACTGCTAAGAACGCACTTGAGCTATCAAACAATTTAATGGGCGGCACAGCTATAAAGAGATAAATACTGTTAATAAGGTATTCCGGAGAAACAAATGACAAAAAAAGTTAAAGAAGGTTTAGGCGATTTAGCTGCAATGGCAGAACGTGATCACGAAGTTCAAATGGCTCGTGCTGACCTATACAAATTAGCAAAGTATGCTATTAAACTACATGACATGCTAAAAGGTGTCTCCGAAGCAGAAGGTATTCAAGGTTGGCAGCAAGCTAAGATTACTACAGCAGCAGAAGATATTTCAAGCGTATATCACGCAATGGACTACGATATGAAGTTTGCAGAATCGAAATCAACTGCAAATGTATTGAAAAGACAAAAGAGCGTTACTGAAACAGAATACACATCTACTCTTGCAGAGAAACTTGCAGAAAGAGCTAGAAATGAATATGCAATCGGTATGGCACAAGCTATGAAATCAACAGGTGATGAGCCTCCGTTGAAAAAGTCAACTATCACCAAAGCACATAAAATTGCAAAGGCTGTTGCTAAAAACGATTAAGTTCAATGCTTGAAACTGCTGAAGATCATGTTTGGCAAACTATTGATCCAGACTTAATCTGGGTAATGGACAAACTAATTGTAAGCAGAAAACTTGGATATAACTGTGGCCCGGTCGGACTTGATGTTCCGCATCCGGGCTTTTATATTGTGCGCCCCTGTGTCAACATGCTAGGACTAGGACTGGGTGCAAAAAAGATGTGGCTCGAAAAGGACACTTGTGATTTGCCCTACGGTTACTTTTGGTGCGAGTGGTTTGAAGGCAGACATCTTAGTGTAGATTATCATTATGGCGAACAAAAACTGTGTGTTGAAGGTCGCAAGAGTGAAGATACATTTACACAATGGGACGAATGGATTCGGACAGATGATCTAGTTCCTTTTCCTAAAATGCTACATGCTATATCATATCCACACAAATGGATTAATTGTGAATTTATCGGCGGCAACTTGATCGAAGTACATCTTAGACGCAATGAAGATTTCGACGAAGATACACAACACTTTATCCCAGTTTGGGGAGGGCAGGATACTACTCCTCCCGAAGGATACACGTATCGTGACTATCCAGACGTTCATGGCAGGATCGGCGCTTTTATAAAATAACGCTTGACATTTGCCTAAATATGTCATATAATTAACTTAACATTACAACTCAACAAGGAGCAAACTATGAGTGACCGTACCTATGGTGCAGAAGAAAAAGCAAAACTTGAGCGTCTAGTTCAAGAAGGCGTAACAGTATTGCAAGAAATTGAAGACTTACAAGAAGGCCTTAAAGACACTGTTAAAGCTGTTGCAGAAGAACTTAACATTAAGCCTGCACTAATTAACAAAGCAATTAAGGTTGCACAGAAGCGTGACTGGGAAAAGCATGCAGACTATTTCGAAGATCTCGAAACTCTTGTTGCAACTGTCGGCGTAGACAAGTAATGGATAAAATTAAAGACTTTTGGGTAAACAGTTATACCAGCGACAAAACTGCTTTCTATTATGAGCTTGTAAGTTTTGTTACAACAGTAGCCGCAAGTTTAACTCTAGCGTTTACTGCTGATAATCCTGATATGATGCTAGTTTATCCAGGGTTCTTTATTGGATCGTTAACAGGTGCGTATGCGTATTACCGTAGAGGCATTCCGTGGCCGTTGCTGTTGACAAGTTACTTTGCATGTGTTAATGTATTTGGGTTCGGAGTTGCAGCCGCATGGTGGTAAAACCATATCAGTGGTTAGCGTGGGTAAGCACTGTAGTTGTACTAATTGCAGCTTGCCTTGCTAGTTTTGTACCTGAAATGTATTTGCATCATTACTTTTTTATTATAGGTAATGCATTGTGGATCTTAGTTGGGTATCTTTGGAAAGAGAATTCACTCCTATGGTTCAACATTGGATTGACAGCTATATACATTGTAGGCTTAATTTTATAGAGTCGTTCACTTTAAGAACAGGTTTAGGCAACGTTGGCCTTTAATAACGAGGAGCATAAATGAGTTACGTAGACGCATTGTTTGACCGAGATCACGATGTGATTAAGATTGTCGAACGCAAAGACGGAAAAAGAGAATTCCGCGAATACCCCACAAAATATACATTTTATTATAAAGACCCTAAAGGCAAGTACAAGAGTGTGTACGGTGATCCTTTGAGTCGTATTGTGTGTAAGAACACAAAAGACTTCCGCAAAGAAGTTGCGATTAATAGAGACAAGACACTATTTGAAAGTGATATTAATCCAATCTTTCAATGTCTAAGTGAGAACTATCTCAATCAAGACGCACCTAAACTAAACATTGCATTTTTCGATATTGAGACAGACTTTGACCCGGAGCGTGGCTTCGCGGATCCTAGTGATCCGTTTATGGGAATTACGTCTGTGTCTGTTTATTTGCAGTGGCTAGAAACAATGATTTGTTTAGCAGTCCCGCCCAAGACACTTACTATGGAAGCAGCAACTGAGTTGCTCAAAGACATTCCTAATGTAATGCTGTTCGAAAAAGAAAAGGACATGCTGGACACATTCCTAACACTTATAGAAGATGCAGACATCCTAAGTGGTTGGAACAGCGAAGGCTATGATATTCCCTATACTGTCAACCGTGTAGCTCGTGTATTGAGCAAGGATGACACAAGGCGTTTCTGCTTGTGGGGACAGTTGCCTAAGAAGCGCACTTACGAAAAGTTCGGCAAAGAAAGTGAAACATATGACTTGGTAGGTCGTGTACACTTGGACAGTTTGAACTTGTATCGCAAGTACACCTATGAAGAGCGTCACAGTTATCGATTGGATGCTATTGGTGAGATCGAAGTAGGCGAAAACAAGACAGCATACGAAGGTACACTTGATCAACTTTATAACAACGACTTTAAAAAGTTTATTGAATATAACATTCAAGATACTGCGCTACTTGATAAACTTGATAAGAAACTACGCTTCATTGACTTATCAAATACTATTGCTCACGAAAACACTGTGCTTATCCAAACTACTATGGGCGCTGTTGCTGTTACCGAACAAGGTATTATTAACGAAGCTCATCACAGAGGCTTGCAAGTTCCTAATCGCAAGAATAGAGACGACGAAGAAAACACGCAGGCCGCAGGTGCGTATGTTGCGTTTCCTAAGAAGGGATTACACAAGTGGATTGGTTCAATGGACTTGAACTCACTGTATCCGTCAGTGATTCGTGCGTTAAACATGGCTCCGGAAACTGTTGTAGGACAGATCCGTCCTGAAATGTCAGAAGCTCGTGTACACGAAGATATGAATCTTAAAAAACAGAGTTTTGCTGGTAGTTGGGAAGGTCGCTTTGCTACAGAAGAATACGAAGCTGTCATGGATAAGCGCAAAGACATTGCTATGACTGTCGACTTTGAAAATGGACAATCTCAAGTAATGAGTGGTGCAGAGATTTATAAATTAATCTTTGACAGCCAAAATCCTTGGATGCTTAGTTCAAACGGAACTATCTTTACACAAGAGTTTGAAGGTGTTATTCCAGGTATTCTAAAGCGTTGGTATGCTGAACGAAAAGATCTACAAAAGATGTTGAAGAAGGCGAAAGAAGCAGGTAACAAAGCAGAGATCGAGTACTGGGATAAACGTCAGCTGGTTAAGAAGATTTTGCTTAACAGTTTATATGGTGCTATTCTTAATCCAGGTTGTAGATTCTTTGATAAGCGTATTGGGCAGTCGACTACACTTACTGGTCGTACTATTGTTAAGCATATGAGTGCAGAAGTTAACAAAGTTATTACCGGCGAGTACGATCACGTTGGCGAAGCAGTTATTTACGGTGACACTGACTCTGTGTACTTTAGTGCTTGGCCTACTCTAAAGAATGAAATTAATGCAGGTAATATTCCTTGGACTAAAGAGAATGTTATCACGCTATATGATCAAGTAAGCGAAGCAGCAAATGCAACCTTTCCAGACATGATGGCTAAGGCATTTCATTGTCCGAAAAGTAGATCAGAAGTTATTGCAGCTGGACGAGAGATTGTTGCAGAAAGCGGACTGTTTATTACCAAGAAACGTTATGCGGCATTAGTGTATGACACAGAAGGCTTCCGCAGTGACGTAGATGGTAAAGCAGGTAAAGTAAAAGCAATGGGGCTGGACTTGCGCCGTTCGGATACTCCAGTGTTTATGCAAGAGTTTTTGAGTGAGTTGTTGCTTATGGTACTTACTGACAAACCGCAAGAAGATGTGTTAGAACGTATTACTGTATTCCGTAAGGAGTTTAGTGAGCGACCTGGTTGGGAGAAAGGTTCGCCCAAACGTGCAAACAAGATCGGACACTATCAGCGCCTTGAGCAAAAACAAGGTAAAGCTAATATGCCCGGACACGTTCGAGCAAGCATTAACTGGAATACACTAAAACGTATGAATGGCGACAAGTATTCTCAAGAGATTGTAGATGGTATGAAAGTTATTGTTTGTAAGCTCAAGCAAAATCCATTAGGATACACAAGTGTTGCGTATCCAACAGACGAATTGCGCATGCCAGAATGGTTTAAAGAACTTCCGTTTGATGATGCAGCAATGGCAGAGACTATTATTGATAACAAGTTGGACAACTTGATTGGTGTGCTAAACTATCCACTAGAAGATACTAAGCGTCACAACACCTTTAACAGTTTGTTTGACTTTGGAGACTAAGATGAAAATAAAAGTAGAAGTAGAAATTGACACTGATAATACAGACGATCTAAATACAATAGAACAACTTATTGAAATGTTAAAACAGTTAGCAGGACAGATGAAATGAAAGTAGGATTTACTTGTAGTACCTTTGATTTGTTACATGCAGGTCATGTACAGATGTTGCGTGAAGCAAAAGAACAATGCGACTATTTGATCTGCGGCTTACAAGTAGACCCTAGCATGGATCGTGCAGAGAAAAACGCTCCTATACAAAGTGTTGTGGAGCGTTACACTCAACTCAAAGGTGTCAAATACGTAGACGAGATTATTCCGTATGGAACTGAAAAAGATCTAGAAGATATCTTGACAATGTATCATATTGATGTTAGAATATTAGGGGAGGAGTATCGTGACAAAGACTTTACAGGTAAGGATATTTGTAGACGTCGCGATATTGATTTACATTTTAACAAGCGTGATCACCGTTTTAGTTCAAGTGATTTACGCAAGCGAGTAGCAGAAAGTGAAAACAAATGAGTAAAACATTTTGGCTAGGTGGTATTTTAACAGGACTAGGTGTTGGACTAGCACTAGGATCGTATTCACATCCTTATGAAGTGTGCAAGCGTATGTATGACACACCAGAAGACGTTAGTGAATGTGTTTGGATCAAGGAGAATCCGTGATGTGGACACTTTTGATTATTAGCACAGTGATTGGACTAGACGAACCTAAGGTAACTCGTTATGACGACTATGCTACTGCACTAGAATGTCAGCAGGCTTGGTACAAAGTAACTTCAGAATTTAAACAAGACGAAATAGCATTTTGCGAGGGACCTAAATGAATAAGTTTATATTTGATGTAGACGGAACACTAACACCAAGTCGTCGAGGCATGGACGGTGATTTCCAAAATTTCTTCTTAGACTTTTGTTATGCCAATGATGTTTATCTAGTTACAGGCAGCGACTATGCTAAAACTCTAGAACAAGTTGGTCCTGATGTTTGCGAAGCAGTGACTCGCATCTACAACTGTAATGGCAATGATGTATGGGAAAAAGGCGTAAACGTTCGTACTAATGATTGGATCATTCCTGAAGATGCGCACGAATGGCTAGCTCAACAACTTACTTCAAGCACATATAATATCCGAACAGGTAATCACTTTGAACATCGTCCTGGATTGGTAAATTTTAGTATTGTAGGACGCAATGCTACTAGAGAAGAACGAGCAGATTATGTTGTTCACGACGAACTATCTGATGAACGAAAAATTATCGCCCAAGACTTTAATAAAATTTTCCTTGGATTACAAGCAACTGTAGGCGGAGAAACTGGTATTGATATTGCTCCAGTAGGTGCAGATAAAAGTCAAATTGTCGAAGACTTTACAGTTGACGATAAGTTATTCTTTTTCGGTGATCGTATGGATCCCGACGGCAATGACTATTCTCTATCGTTAGAAGTGGATGTAGCACGACCTGTAACACGATGGCAAGATACATTTGAACTATTACAATACTTTCAAGAAGCAGGGATAGCAGAAAAGTGAATATTTTACTAACAGGACATAAAGGCTTTATTGGTTCTGTATTATTTTGCAGACTTGAAAAAGCAGGACACACAGTACACGGTATTGATAAAGAAGCAGGTTGGGATAGGGACAAACTTTATTCTAAACAAGACTTATTAACTTGTGATTTTCCTGCAGAAGATTTTGATTTAGTAATACACCTGGCGGGACGTAGTGGCGTTAGAGAAAGTATTAAAGATCCTGCGGCATATTGGATGAATAACATCGAAGCAAGTCGCAGACTGTTTGAACGCTATCCTAACACACGTATACTGTATGCGAGCAGCTCGAGCGCTTACGAACCCGATTTGAACCCTTATGCAGCATCTAAGTATATACTAGAAGAACTTGCATCACGCTATCTCAATACGCTAGGTATGCGGTTTCATACAGTATACTCCGATACGCCGAGAAAAGGAATGTTCTTTGACAAGTTGTTTAACAATCAATTAGAATATGTGACTAGACATCATAGAGACTTTGTACACATTAACGATGTGATCGATGCAATTGAAATACTTATTGCAAAACCGCATGTTAATGGTGTAGTAGATATTGGATCAGGCGATCCAGTTAGAGTCCAGGACCTTGCGCCTGACTTGCCCATCCGCCTAAATACTCCACATGAACGAGAATGGACATGTGCAAATTTAGAAAAAATGAAGGCCTTAGGATATAAACCTAAATATATGATAAAAGAGTTCTTGACAAACAAAGAATTAGGCAATATAATTAAACTTAATACAGGAGAAATCGCATGAAAGATATTTTACAAGACGTAGTTGCACATACACATGCACTAGGTTTTCTAGCACTAGTTAAGGTAACTAGTGATAGCACAACAACCACAGTTGAAGCAATGGCCGAGGATCGTTCAGTCATTTTGTCAGCAACGACTCATGCACCCGTTGCAGAGTTTAAAGGTACGTTTGGTATGCCTAACTT